GGACAGGTCAGTTTCAGTTGCGACCTCTGTAATAGGGTCATAGTTCAGTTCAGCTATATCCATAAGGTCTTGTATAACCTCTGGATGATCACTGACGTTAATGTCTGCACCGTTAAGGTTACGAAGGAATGCTGCAATCTCACGTAGGTCGTGTGGGGCAACATCACCAGCCTTGATACAGGGCATGAGGTCGTAGTTAAGTCCGTTAAGCTGCCATAGGCGTTCTACCAGTTGCTTGTTCAACACATCAACAATAGCTTGGATGTAGCTTTCTAATGCACGTAGAAACAAATCAGTCTTAGACTTGGAGAGTGCATATGATCCGTTGTTACCCCCACCGAGCATAAGAAACTCAGAAAGTACAGAACGGGCAATGTCATGTTGGTAACGCCTAACAATGGGGTCAATATCTACATTACGATTGCCATTGCTACTCATTAGTTCAATGTCTACAAGTCTAATGTTTGTAGGTGAACCATCCTTATCAGGGTAAGTATCACTAGGTGTTATAATATAACCTTGTTCATTAAACTTAACGTCACGAAGGATTTGTTGTAGGTTGCCTACGAAGCCACTCTGAGCCGCACTTGCTTCAGACGACAAATACTCAGAAGGAATACGAGCAACAGGGATACCAGCTAGTTCACGCTCAACAGCTATAGCCTCTATGCTCTGTAAGTTATTTAGATAGACATACGAGGAATAAGCATTGCGGAGGATAGAGCGGCCACTAGGATCACCATTAAGAACAGTAGTACGATAGTAAAGGCTCTTAGTAGTGGGAATATAATGCTTTCCTGATCCATAACCTACGTCCTGATAGATGCCTAAGACATCACCGCTTTTATCTTCTACATCAAACCTAGAGACTGTCCAAGGCGCACGACAAGCAATCTTACGTACACCCAAGCGTCCATCAGTGTACTTACTGTTTTTCTTAGGCGATCTCTGAGTAGGGCCAACTCTCCGCTTATAAACAACTTCAAACCACGCAAAACCATACGACAACGACGATAAAGATTCTGCAATGTGATCGTCAAGACTGTGATCCATATCGTCAAAGATACTTTCCACAAAGTCAGCTTCACGTTTAGCTTCCTCAGTATCATTGGCGGGTTCCACTTTAAGTTTGACATCTCTAAGTACTTGTTCAGCAGCATACATAACCGCACCAATAGTACTGTCATTATCCCGCATCTCCCGATACTTGCGAATAGCGTTCTTACCGCGTAGTTCAGGAATAAACTCATCTGCACGTATTTGTCCAGTACGAGTGTTATCACCAGCTACACCAAGAATACTCTTAGCTGCACCTTCTGATAGTTTCTTTGTAGCCATATTAAATTAGCCCTTTGGCACTAGAGTACGCTAGTTTAAGTTGTGGCTTTGCGTAACCATTAAGACTTAGATCAGTGATAGCCCATACTAGAGCATCTAACCTGTCAGGAGACCCAATAGAACCTAGAGGTTCCCACTGTACCATCTGATCCTCTAAGTCGTTCAATCCTCTTACATGCTTAACTCTGTTTTGTTCATATAATGCTGAAACTGGTTCTGCCCTAGCCATCTTACCCCTTGAGGCATGTACTAACCTTACAGGCAGTGTTTCATCTTCTGTATGCAGCGTATGTCTTACCATATCACCACCTTGGTTTCTCTCAGCTACAATCCTGTCAGCTAGATGCTCATGGTAGAGTTCTACAGCCTTAGATGCCCACTGTTGAGGTGTATAACGACCAGTATGATCCTCTAACACATAAGCTGTACCATTTACGTCTACACCAGCTACAACAATACCTGTCATGTCACTTTCTGCATTAGAGGTAATGGCCGGGTCAATAGCGACAACAATACGATTAAGTGTAGGAACCTGATCTTTCTCTATCTCACACTTAGCTAGTAACGACCTATTCCATAATGCACCAGATGCCTCATCAAGTACCTCAGCATATAGCTCCTGTCTACCTAACCTAGTTCCCTCGTAAGTCTTACGTACAGCATCTAAGAAGGTATCAGCTAAGTTAGCACTGTTATCGTATGTGCTTCCTGTTGTGACATGTGTCTTCTCATCGTCTAAGATGGTTCTCAGTAACTTAGTAGTCTTAGGTGTAGTTGTAATAAACGATACTGGGTGTTTACCTAATCGTAACCCAAACTGTGCCATGTCCCAAGTCTCTTGAGCGTTTCTCCATGCACAAAGTTCGTCTGCCCACATTGAGTATGCTTGTGGTCCACGAAGTCTCTCAGGGTCTTCAGCACTAAAGAATACAGCCTTAGAGCCATTAGCCCATGTCATTGTATTGTTAGTAGGAGACCAAGTAGGGAAGCCTAACTCTTTTCCTCTGTATGTCTTATCACCCTTATGACAGACATTCATTAGTCCAGAGTCACCTTCAACCATAACTCTACGAACATCACCTTTAGTTGGTGCAACACAGTGAACAATACGATCATTCTTCATAATCCTGTGTCGTACCCACTCAGCACCAGCCCTCGTCTTACCCCAACCACGACCAGCTAAAGCTACCCAGACATTCCACTTACCATCAGGTTCTAACTGATCAGGTCTAGCCCAGAACTTCCAATCGTACTTAAGTTCTTCAGCTTGCTCCGGGGAGAGGGACGACAAAACATCAGCTACCTGATCTGAGGGTAACTTCCTTAAGTCTTCAGCCGTTATCCTCATGTTCATCTGTTGATTTTCCTAGTCGGGTCATAATCTCTTCTACAGCGGAGCGGTCTTCCTCTTCTTCACTACCAACTTCCCGTTCCTCAACAGTGTTAGTAGGAGACCAACCCCCCTTACTTCTTAAGTACAACTCAGCAGCCTTAAAGTCACCAGCTAACGCTTGCTCAACGACAACATTACCAATAGCTGATGTAGTATTGAACTTCACCTCCGCTATATCTCCACCATACAACTTATAAAAAGTAGATGTACTAGATGGTGCATGAGAGTACTTCTGGATAGATGCCATAATATCTTTAACTGACACACCACTACTGATGCCCTTACGGACATGCTTGCCTATAATAGCACTATATGGTAGTTTCTCTGCCATGAACTCTGAGCATCCTTCAGTTCCGTACATGTCCCTAATCCTTAAGAGACAACAAATAATATAATAACAACAGTAAGTATAACTCCCTCAATCATCGGCATGACCTCATCCTGTAATTCTAACTTGGCAGTGTTCGTCATGGTTGACTAAGGGAGAAAGACTTTAAAACAGAAGTATAGTTTGTACCTAGTACTCATGTAACTACTAATGTATAGCTGTTGTCTATAAACTATAATAGTAATAACCATAATAGTATTATACTATATAGTCTCTTTACTGTCGTAGTTACATCTGCTATACTTTAGTAGGTTGTCTACTACTATATAGCAACATTTTTTGGACTTATGCAACCCTTCCCCAGAAACTATTTTCTATGTCGTTGATAACTCACGAATCTTTTTTTATTTATTTTTATACACTGTGACATATTTATCACACTTGCTACTCTAGGGAGAGTACCTGCTCTATTCTAAGTTGTGTAAAGTAAATTTCTTATGTTATAGATATGGGTGTATAACCACGCCACTCAAATTTATACCCCAGAAAGTATAGGGTCCCATACCAAAGTATATATTGACACCCCCCGGATGATAAACGAATCATATACCAAAGTATAAAATGTGTTGCATAAATGTCACACTTGGTTAACTAATTGAATACATGGGTAAAATAATGCTTGCAAAAGTAATTTCTTGCGCTTGGCGGGCGAATCGGCAATGCCATAGGGAATCATTTAATTGAACGCTTGTTCATTTAATTGGTAAGAATACCAGACCAATATATAGGCAAGCATTTGTTGTGGTACAATAATACCTCATGCTCTATCGCTCGATATTAGAGCCATACAACGCATCAAAAGAAAAAAGGCCCCTACCATACAGTAGAGACCAGAGTCGTCGTTCTATGAGGCTATTTATAGTACGTTATTGACGCTTACTGTATCCATTTTCGCCTCTTTATCTTTACGCCATTGCAACAACTCATCGCGGTGCGGTGTATCCCAAAAGTCAGTCTTATATATCTTGCGGCCCCATACTGCTAGTAACGGTGACTTATCACCAAGTTTGGGGTGCTCATATAATGTAACACCGTGGGCAGTGAATACTTGTGTGGGACGCATCCCTAGGAATGTTCTCATTTTTGATGCTGTATCTAGTTGGCGTGTCATGTCATTTTTCCCTTGTGTTAAGTTGATGTACCATCAATACCAGTGATTCGGTATGGAGTCAAGGCCAATGATGTATCGCAAGCCACGACCAGCCAAGTATCGTTGCGACATTTGCGAGCCATACACTACACCAAAACATACGCGCCGCTATATTCTTGATTGTTACATTATAACGTTTCATTGTGTTGACTCCTCATCTCTACAGTATTTTTTGACTTGTGTTGCATAGATAATTAAATGCTTAGGATGCTGTTCGTTTATCCACCTCGTTGCGCTATAGTGGGCGTTGTCCCTATCACTTGGGACATCAATCCAAACTATATCTTCTACACCCGTTTTATGGTTACGTCTGTTTACCATGTACCGACTCATTTTTTTGCCTCTTTCCATTTCTTGAGTGTGCTATGTTGTGCCGTTGTTAGTGGTGCGAGTCCACTATTGTCCATATGATATAGAAAGCTGGTTTCAAGAAATCCTAGCGCGTAGGTATCGCCGTGCTGTTTAAGCTTATCAAGGTATTCCTGTCTTTCTGCTAGT